CCCGCCCGCGTTCAACGCACCCTTCACGGTCGAGATGTCTGCCGCCGACAGCGGCTCCCCCTGCAGCGTGATCAACAATTCGTTGAACTCGCCCTGCGCGAACACCTGCATGAGATATTGGGCAGCCACCTGAGCGACGGCCTGGTCAGCCGACATGTTGAACGGGCACAGGTTCGTTGCTTCATCCGGAGTTACTGCCGGTCTCACCGTGTTGGTCGCAGCCTCAAACACGAGCAAGTCCCCGCGGCGATATTGCACATCGGGTGTGATGTTCACCTCAATAAATGCGACATCAGCGCTGACAACCAGTTGATCGGGCGTAAAGGCGACCTGCCGGCTGCCTGCGCTAGCCAGATCCAGCAGCGCCGGGTCGTTTTGCGGAAAAAAGTTCATGGACCGCTCCTGAATATGTGATTAACGGACGGCTTACGCTGCGCTGCCGTGTTGCTTCCAGAGGGCCGCCGCGTGCCCGGTGAAGTTCTTCTTCTGCTCTTCTGCCGTCGCGCCATCCGGTGCGATGTTCGCGGCCTCGGCCAGTTGCTCGAGCGTGCGCCCCTGCGGTGTCACCTTCGGGAATCCGGCGAGCAGCCCTGCGGCCGTCTCAGGCGTCATGCCGGGTGTGAGCGCCAGGGTCTTAGCCGAGGCTGCGCGATCCGTGGCTTCAGCGTGGTTCAGGATCGCAGCGATCCGCTCACGCTCGGCGGTTGCCCCAGCCGCAATACCCTCCCCGCGCGCCTCTTCTGCCATCCGCAACGCATCTGCGGACGCGATCAAGTCATTGCCCGGCTGATCCGCGCGGGCGTTTGGAATACTCATGAGTCGACTCCCTGTTGTCCTGCCGCCCGCATTGGACAGCGAAGTTGAAAAAGCCTGCAGCGCATCGGCAAACGGCATGACCGCGTCAGCGAGACCGGCATCGACAGCGGCAGAACCGCGATAGACGCGAGCCTGGGTGTCCAGCACGGCCTTCACATCCATCTTCCGACCCTGCGCGACGGACTGCGCAAACAGCGTGCGCAAGTCCTCGATATCCGCCTGGAACGATGCGCGCACTGCCTCTGGCAGCGGCTCGTACGGATTGCCATCGACCTTGTTGTCGCCCGCGTGGATCAGCGTGACCTTGACGCCCTCGTCCTTTAGCTGCTCGCTGTAATCCGCATGCGCCATCAGCACACCGATACTGCCGACCTCTGCCGTCTCGGAAAGGATCACGCGATCCGCGGCACTCGCGAGCCAGTAAGCGGCACTTGCCGCGAGCTCGTTTGCGTGCGCCCATACCGGCTTCGTCGACGCGGCGATCTTCGTCGCGAGATCCTTCACGCCCGACACTTCGCCGCCTGGAGAATTGAGATCTAGCATGATCCCGCGCACCTCAGGATCTTCGAGCGCGCCAGCGAGCTTCGCCTCGATGCCGTCGTAACCCTGCAGGCCGGACACTGGACTAAGCGCGTCGTTCTTGTGCACGAGCGTTCCGTCAACCGGAATCACGGCGATGCCGTTCTGCACGTCATAGGCGCGATAGCCGCGCGCCGCATCAAACGCGACCAGTGACCCCGCCATGGCGGTTCGATCGAACGTCTCGCCGGTGGGCAGCACCAACGAAGCGATGTTCAGGCGCGGCGACAGCGCGGCGAAAAAAAACCGGGCATAGCCCGGCTCGAGCAGCAGCGGCCGGTTGAGAGCACGCGCTGCAATGTGCGGATAGATTTTCATTCGGTTTCAACCTGGAGCATGGCGAGTGTGGTCGGATCGGCCTGGCCTGCATACGCATCCGTGACGGGAATCCCCAGCTCCGTCATCCGCTTGCGCTCGCGTGCGCGCTGCTCCAGCTTGTCTTCCCAGTTATCGCCGTTGTCGGCACAGACGTCTGCGAGCGTCGTCTCGCCCGTGACCAGTTTCGTCTCGTTGGCCTTCGCATTCTTCAGCTCGTCGATCACCATCTTGCCCGCACCAACCCATTCGGCCTTGGTTAGCGCGGCCCGGTTTTGCCAGTAGTCGATTCCGGCCGGCGCCACAATGCGACCGCGGGTCACGGCTTCATCGAGCCACGCGCGCATCATCAGCGACGCAACACGGTTTACAAAGCCCGCGCGCTTGCCCGTGACATATTTCCAGGCCACATCAATTGAGGCGCGCGCACTGCTATAAGTGACTCGCGAGAAGTCGCCGGAGAATTCCTCATAGCTGGTGTTAAGCCCTCTTGCGCAATGCCGATGCATCCATGCATGGAACGCGTCGCTATTCGCATTGGGGTGAGTCGGCGACGGGAATTCCAGCGACTCGCCGGGAAACAGGTGCGGAATGATCGAACCGTCGAACTTGATCTTGTTGTCGCCGTGAAACGCGCCCTGCGCCGTCATATAAGCCGCGAGCTGATCGCTGAACCCGCCTATCGCCTCCTGAGCTGCGCGCGGGCCGAACTCAGACTTGATCACCATGGCGTAGGTCGTCCCGATGATCCAAGCTTCCAGTTCGAGATCTTCGACCCGGTCCATCATCTTCATTTTCTGGATGATCGATGCAAACTGGGAAAACCCGCGCGTCTGGTTTGGCCGCTCAGGCTCAAAGACGTGAATGATGTTTTGGTCGCCAAACCGGTTGTACTTCGCGTAGCGGTCCCACTGCCAGAGGCCTGTCGTGCTGATGATGTCCTGCGGGTGACGCGTGCGGATCCAGTAGGCATTCGGCCCGCCCCACCGGTCCAATTCCACCCCGGCGCGCAGCGTGTCTGTATCCATGCGCGCATTAGGATTGCTCATGCGCTCCGGCTCGATGGTCTTGAAACACGTCGAGTACCCCGCGGAACTCGGGCGCCATTCACGCGACAGGATAGCCTCGCCCTGCAGCATTTCCGTTCCCACACACTCCCGCAGAATCTGCGTAAAGGTTCGTCGCCGTGTTGCGTCAAAGAGGCATTCCGGATCCTCCGCGTACAGCATGAATTCGCGCTCGACGGTCGTCGCCCATTCGTCTGCGACCTCAAAATCGATGCCCAACACCTTGTGGTCGGGCTTGAGCTGCAGACGGTACGCTGCGCCGACGATGCGGTCCTTTTGCGATTGCAACGCACCGCGCGCATACCCATTATTTCGTGCAAGGTCGTGCGCGCGGCCCTCGACCGTGCCCTTTTCGGGCAGCATGTCGCGATCCGCGCTCCGGAGCGACGGACGCCAGTTCGCAAGTTCCCGGCTGGAGATCTGCCCCGACTTCCACGCGGCCGCATTTACAACCGGACGCAAACCGTCCCCTCGAATCGGCATACCGCGCTGGTCAAGAATCTGGATGTCACCCATATTCAGCGCACCCGCCCGCGACGCAGGGGGAAATCACCAGCCCAGCCGCGATCGACAAACGCCGGTCGAACGGGCGCACGACTGGTCGGATAGCCGAGCACCGCCAGGCTCTCCTCGCATGGGCACCGCTGGTTCAGATTTCGAATCAGCGACAGCAGCGCGGCTGCATCGCGGCGACCGTACTGCGTTTCGCTATCGATCGACTTGACCGCGACAACCTCGCGCGCGCCGCTCATCAGCGCCAGATATGCCTTGATCGCCGAGGCAAGCATTTCCCTGCAGGACGGCAATCCCGCGTTCGTCGTGTCAGTCATGAATTCAGGCTCCGGCCCAGCTTTGCGAAGATCGAGAAATCGTCTTCCTTTTCTGACGTCTGCTGCGTCAGGGGACGCGCCCAGTGTGGCGGCTCTGCCCAGTTGATAAATTCGCCTTTCAGCATGATGAATGCTGCGAGGTTGTACACCATCAGGTCGAATGCCTCGTTGCCCTGCTGTTTCGAGCGTCGTTTCCAGCCGTGCGGCGTGCGCACTTCGGCTGTCAGTTCCTTATAGAACCAGCCGCCCAGCCAGTCGGGAAAATGTATGTAGCCCGGCCCGGGTTCCTCGCGCGTGAGCGACCGGTCGATCTCGTCTTTCAACTGATCGACGTTCACAATCCACAGCGGCACGCCGAGACGCTCGGATTCCGTCTTTGAACGAGCGCAACGCGGTGAAGCTTTTGTTGACCCGCCCTTCAGAAGCCGAACGCGCGCACTCTTGCCCAGCTTATGCAGCCGACGCCAGTATGCATACGCGTTTTCGGTGGCATCCTCGGTGCCGCCCGAGTCGATCACGACCATCTTGACCTCCAGGGTCGCGCCGGCCTCGCTCCTGTACTGCCGCTCGATCACCTTGTCGAGCGCGGTCCAGTCTTCCGCATGCGTAAAAGGCTGGATCTTGAGCGGCTTGCTGTCTTCACCGAGGCGGTCCGATTCGGTTACGTTGAACCGGTCCACGACCCAGCGCTCGCCGTGCGGACCCCACCCAATGACCTGTATCACGAAGCGGTTTTTCTGCTGGTCGATCGACATGCTAAGAAACCGCACGTCGCCCCAGATGCGGCGCTTCTCAACCTTTTCCGCTCGCGCCTGAAACTCGTCGGGGTCGGCGGCCACCGTAGTCTGCGGTGCCACATACGGCACCCCCCAGTCAACATTCAACGTTGCTTTTAGCGTCTCCGCGTTGCCGGTCGTTTCCTCGGCGCGCTTCGCCTTCAGGTAGTTCGCAACCAGGCTGCCCCATGACTGAAACGCCGCCGCCACTCCAAACATCCAGAATGAAGCGATACGTGACTTCCGCGGGTTTCCGGTTCGCCAGCCTTCTGCGAGCCATACGCCGCCGCGGTTCATGCTGTGCTTGTGGCTCTCCTCAATGACCACGCCACACTCCGGACAGATCACGTGCGCGGTTGCGCCAGCAAGCTCCGGGTCTTCGATGGTCGTGTCCCAGTGCAGGACGCTGCGCGGATGCTCGGGCCAACTGAACGCTTCAAACCGCTCCGCGCAATGCGGACACGTCCAGTACCAGCGCCGCCGGTCGCCGTCGTTGTAGAGCGCGAGGATGCCTTCCGTCGGCGGGGCTTCGTGCTCGGTCTTCGGCTTCCACTCGGGGTCGAGGATTTCGAAACCGGGCGAGCTTTCCACCAGCGTCATGCCGCCGCTCATGAATGACGTCGTGCGCTTGCGTGCCAGCGTGAACGCGCCGCCTTCGCCGCCCACGTCGGACGGATACCCGTCATAGTCGGTCAGCGCCATACGCGGGACGTTCTTGCCACGAAACTTGCCGGGTGCCGGCCAGCCGAGCCGCAGCCGATTGCCGGCCCGGAACCGCTTGTCGAAGACGTTATCGTCATTGCCGTACGGCGAGAGCCGCGCGCGCATCTCGGGGCTGGCGTAAATCATCCGGTCGACGCGGTCGCGGCTGAACGTGCGGACGTCGTCCTGTGTGACGTGCACCACCATCATGTCGGCCGGGCTGTCGACCACCGTGTAGACGAGCCAGCCCTCGACAAGGGCCTGTGTCTTGCCGCTCTGTGCGATGCCAGCAAACACGGTCGCATCAAGATCGCGCCGGTTTAGGCAATCCATCGCCTCGACCACGTACGGTGTGATCGATGGATCCCAAGGCCCCTCATAGCCGCCCGGCGTGCTAATCCGCAGGTTTGCTATTGCGCTTTCGCTTACCTTGTCCCGCTTTGGCGGAAGCAGAATTTCGAGCGTTTCCGCCGCTTCCTGCCGCCCCGACGACAGGCTGTTTATCGGGTAAGACGATAGATAGGGCATTCTTGTATAGGTCTGCGCGGACGCTCGTCACCTTGCGCACCAGTTCCGCGACCTGCTCGGGCGCGAGCCCAGCGGATCGCTCAAGCACATCGGGCAAGGTGTCCAGAAACGTCGCGAAATACTTCGCGAGATCCGCCATCTGCTCGACGTGCTGCGCGACGGGCATCAACTCGCCCTCAAGCTTCGCGAGCTCGAGGTCGTTGATCCGCGTTCTGCTGCGCAGATTGTCAATCTGCGCCTGCTTGAACGGGTCATCCTCTTCAAATTGAGCCGCCGCCTGCTGCTCAAGGGCACGGCGCCAGAGATTCAGCAGACTCAGCCCGGCGAGATAGCGACCATAGCCCGCTTTTACGGTGACGCCCTCGGCCGCTAATCGCGCGATCTGTTCGGCCGATGCAATCGGCCCGAACTGCGTGAGCCAGTGCGCCGACACTTCGAAGTCCGGTTCAGCCGCCTTTGGTTTTCGCGCCATAGTCCCTGATCGGTGCATGGTCCAGTCAAACTTCGGGGCCGGACGGCGCGCCCCGGCGCCACCATTCGCGTAACTACCAAATCGTTGCATGCCGCGCGCAGTAAGGCTGCGCGACATTGTTGCAAATCGCGTAAAGGCGCAAAGTTTGACTTTGACTGGCCCCTTTCGGGACCGAAAATTACTTAAAGAACGCGCGTTGCTGCATTCCCCGCGGACTGGCACTCCTCCAGGAGTACCTTTTTGTTTTTGTGGGCCTGCCGCGCCGATATAGGCCCACGACGGGCTTCGGCGTGTTGCTGCCGTCGTAGCGCGTCACGCCATGCATAGCGGCAGCGATCAGAGCAATACACCGCGCTGCGGAGCCGGGCGGCGAATGAAGCGCTGCATTCGCGACAATGCGCGAAATGGACTGTTGAATGGGGTGCCGGGCGCAGATGGGCGCTCTTGCGTCGGGCATCCTTGCATGATGCGCAAGACATCGGCCTCATAGCGCTCGCGTGCACAATTCTTTCCAGTTCCACGCCGCAGTGCTGGCATTCGCCATACCTGCGAACACGTCGAGCGTTCTTCAGATTGACCGAGCGAGTAGCCGGTCGCAAATTGCCTCGGCGGTTGTCTAGCGAGTTGTGGTTCCAATGGTCCACGTCCATCGGGTTGTCGCGATCCAGCCCGGCGACCACCCGATGCATGCGCACTGTCACGCTCTTGCCGTCGGTCAGTCGATTGCGCACCGCGTACACATTGTTGCCACTGCCGTTTGGCTTCGCCTTCCACTTCCACTGCGACAAATACGCATACATATCGTCGTCGACGATTGCATAGCGGTGTGGACCGACCGCGTATTGGCCAGTCAACTCAATCAACGTCAAGCACTGCCCCAATAA